ACCACCATCTATTTTTATATTATGCCCATTAGCATCAAGGTCACCGCCTAATTGTGGCGTAGTGTCGTCTACCAAGTCCTGCATTGCAGAATCTGCGGTTGTTCCTTGTGCGGCTGTAGCGTAATCCGCAGGATCAAATGCTTTGACATCCGCTAGATTAGTCACCTCAGAGTCCATTAAGGCTCCTGCGGCTTCTACGTTGGTCGCATCCGTTACGTCTGCGTTAGCTTCAATACCGTCTAACTTTGTCCCGTCTGCGCTAACATCTCGTCCATCAAAAGTTTGGCCTGCGTTAAACACTATGTCGCCGGTCATCGTGCCACCGGCTTTAGGTAAAGCGTTATCGGCTGTAGTTCCTTGAGCAACCGTTGCGTAGTCTGACGAGTTTGTGTATGCCGCTGATCCTAAGCCTAGTGCGGTTTTTAATGTAGCTTCGGCTGTTGCATCACCATCAATTGCAGTTGCTATTTCTTGTGCTGTTTGGTCAGCAGTAGCACCGCTTTCAATACCATCTAGTTTTGTACCGTCTGCATTAACATCTCGTCCATCGACTGTGCCTGAAACCGTAAGATTACCATTAATATCTCCTCCAGTCGACGTTGTTTTAATCTTTGCGCTACCAAAATATTTAAGCTCTACAGCCCCGGAAGCGCCTTTACAAATAATATAGTCAGTTACGCCACCACTACCATTGTCTGTTCTAATAACTACATCTTTATCATCTGCGTAGTTAACAATAACCAGATCTTCGGTCTTATTTGATAGATCAGTGCCGCCTGAATCATGATGAATGGTAAAATCGTCACCGGCTCCGAATACTAATCTATTGTTTGCATCGCCGGTAGAATCGCCAAACTTTATCAGATTGCCGTTAGTATCAAGGGTTCCGCCAAGTTCCGGTGATGTATCTTCAGAAACATTATCTAGGGCATTAGGGTTAGCTGTGGCGTTTGACGGAATACCATCTAATTTAAGGCCGTCTGTTGCTACGTCTCGACCATCGACTGTGCCGCCAACCACAATATTGCCAGATACGTTTAAGGATGATCCTTCAAAACCATCTGCAACAATTGTGCCTGCGCTAAAAGAGTTATCGCTTGTATTGATAACGCCGGTAGGCTCTGGATCGTATTCATCAACTAATTTAAATTTATTATCGCTGACATCGTAAAACATACCGACATGTGTATAACCTACGCCAGTGCCGCCAGTGTTTCGATTTGACCAGAAACCTGTATCAGCGTCCACAGGAGCCGCTGTACCAGACCATACATCGTTTAGGGTATGCCCGGTAGTTGCTCCGAAATCAATTGCAATACCGTCCCCTAAAGCCTGCTCACCGCCGGTTATTGCAACGCCGGTCGCTTCTGTAGTACTAAAGTTGTCTTTTGACCATGAGAATGTGTCTGGAGTTCCTGTAGCGTCAATTTTTACATAATACGTAGTAGAGGCTGTGCCATTAAAATGACCTGCAAAGTAGGCATCATCTAGTCCACTACCGGTAAACGTAGTCCCGGCCTCACCAATACTGTCACCAGAGTTTAGGTATAAAAACGGAGCGCCTGTTTCAACATTTGTAGACGAGGATATTGTCTGAGAACCGACAACCGTTAGGTCTCCGTCAATAATCAAATCACCGCCAATATGCGTGTCAGTTTGTACTCGGAAGGATCGAACAGAGTGGTTTTGCTGATTTACCAACAAAATACCGTTAGTAGCATCAGAGTTAACTACCCATCCTAAGCACATAGGGTAGTTGGGATAGGTAGGGGATGCATTCTGCACCGCACCGTCTGTCAAGCCTACAAAAAAGTTTGTTCCTGCACTTAGCCCAGATGTGTCAACATCTTCGACTAAACCGGCTGTAACGACATATCCATAGGAATTATTTGCAATATCATGACCGGCAATACCTTGGGCATTATACTTTCCAACATCCGTTGCATTAGCTTTGGCAAACGTAGGGTAGCCATTAAAATTACCACTAAAGTAAATTGGCTCTCCTTTAGAAATTGTAACACCACTGTTGTTATAGCCTTTTTGGTGTTCTTCTAATCCAATCTCGTGAACAATGCCCGACTCGTCACCATAATAATTTAAGGTGTTGTGAATGCTGTCATACCACAACAAACCTTCTTCATACGCCGGGTGTGACCCCTGAGACGTAAAGGCTACATAGCCCGTGTTATTTAAGCGATTAGAGTCAACGTCTAAATTCCCACCTAGCGTAGGAGTAGTGTCTTCGGATACGTTTTGTAGCGCAGAATCTGCTGTGGCACCTTGCGCTGACGTTGCGAATGCGCTAGCTTCGTTTCCGTCCAGCAGATCAGCATCAAGGCCAGAACCAGTACCGTCCACCGTTTTAATAGCAGTAAGGATTTCGGATGCAGTCTGGTCTGCGGTAGCTCCAGTTTCAATACCAGAAAGTTTAGTTTGTTCAGCGTCAGTGAATGCATTGGTGTCTAAGTTATTTTCGTAAGCAGTTTTAATTTCAGCGTCTGTTTGGTCAGCCGTAGCGCCAGTTTCAATACCGTCTAGTTTAGAACCATCGTCAACAAGATTACGCTCATTTACTGTTCCGGTAATATTAATGTTACCAGTTCCAGTAATATCGTGGGTATTAAGATCTAAATCTGCACTTAACTGTGGGCTAGCATCTAATGATAGCTCTGCACCCAAGGCAATCCAAGTTGTTCCATTCCACCCATAAAATACGTTATCGGTTGTGTCAAAATACAAAGCGCCGTCTAATAACGCATCGCCATCGTTGTCTGTAGAGGGTGCGGAACTTTTAGCTCCTAAGTAACGATCATCAAAATCATCATATGCAGTTTCGGCTGATGCTTGTGCAGTCTCAGCGGCAGTCTGTGCTGTCTCAGCACCAGTCTTTGCAGTCTCAGCGGCAGTCTGAGCAGTTTCTGAGTTAGCCTGCGCTGTTTCTGAGGCACTCTGTGCGGCTTCAGCGGCGGTTTGTGCAGTCTGTGCCGCAGTAGCTGACCCTGCGGCGGCATTAGCTGAAGATAGTGCATCTGCGGCAGATTGAGCGGCCTCGACAGCCTTTTGCGTTACTTGCGAAACGGTAGCGTCATTGGTAGAATCTCCAGACCCGCCTGTGCCACGAAAGATAGCCATTTACATCTCCAGTTATAGAATAAGATAGGGGAGCCTAGATAGACTCCCCAGAGTGCTGTTATACGAGAACAGCGACTGCGTTTTCAGGACGTAGTGCCTTAACGCCGTAGAGAGTGTCTGCTGTGAACAGATCACCGAGGTACTCTTGCTTGTATTGAGTCTGAGTACGAACACCCATTTGCTCTGCAAATACAAACGCATCCTTCTGGAGAAGAAGCATGACTGTACCGTCTTTGTTAGTCCCGTCATGGGCCTTGCAGTTGGTAGAGACATAAACGTCTACACCGTACAGTGAACCGATACGCCCGTTCTGAACTGGACGACCATCCACAAAGTCAGACGAGTTGTAACGCTCGATACCCATCAATGTATTGCGCACTGAAGGGGGAATAACCAACGCACGTTGATCCATAGGAACATCCTGATCGTCCAACTTTTGGATCATGTTACGCAACAATGCATCAAACACGCCAGCACCGGCAATGTCTGTTTTTGCGTTTGCGTCATCAACGTAGTCTTCAAGCACACCGGATGCGCCTACCTGATACCATGAGTCAGCCGCAGTTGCGCCGTTACCGTCTGAGTTGCTTAACTCAAGAGTCAAGTCAAACAGGTCGGTGTCTACCTGAGTTGCAAGCGCATAACCTGCATCAGAAGTGTAGAACTGACGCAGTGAAGCAAGAGCTTGCACGTCAGTAATGTCTTCGATTAAGCGTGAATACTCGTAGTGCTTGTTGATTGCTACCTGAACTTCTGACTCAGTAGCCGCAATCAGTGTGACCTGAGCTTCAGCCGTTTTGACAGATGCGCTACCACGATTAGGCTTAGGGATGTGAATAGTATCACCCTTCTTGCCTGTCATGGGCATACGGTTTACAAGATTGGCAAGAACGAGATTTTTCTCGTATGCCGCTATAATTTCATCACTCCAAATTTCTGGAATGAATGTCGCCGCCGTTGTATTGGTGACGTGGTTAGTACCAAGTGCCATGTTATAAGCTCCTTAACGCTTAGTTATTTAACACGACCTTCAGCGTATGCTTTCATGATTTCATCAGACATTGCATTGTAACGCTTCGGGTCTTTCTGCATGAGTTCAATAATGTCGGCACGACGATAGATTTTACGACTTGGTGCTTCACCAGAGCCTTTGGCGCTACCAGTAGAAGCGGCTTTGGCTTGACGATCCCTATCAGCTTTTTGCATTGTTTCAGTGTTTGACACAGCTTGTTGACGCTCTTTCCAAAGAGTCAATAACTCGTCTGCACTGTCAAAGTCATACTGCTTGTCAGCACGTACAAATAACTCTGTACGCACCTTAGAAGCTTGTATCCATTTACCAAACTCTTCGTCTTGGACGATATCTCGGTATTCTGGATGCTTTGATTGAAGTTGGTTAACAATAGACGCATGACGTGCCTGTTGCGTGTAAACTTCTGCTTCCTTAACTTTAGGATGTCTGTCAATCGCTTGATTGATAGCGGCTTGAGGATCGTAAAAAAAGTCGATATCCTCGTCTTTTGCCTGTGGGCTTTCTTGTTGTGTACCAAGTTGTGTCTGAGTCTTGACGAAATCATCAACGATTTTTCGTAACTCACCAACTTCTGAAGATTGTTTACCTAACAGCTTTTCAGCTTCTTGGTGCATCTGAACAATGTCTTTAATGTCTTTGTTCCGATACTTGTCAGGTAATTCGTCTTCCTGCCCAGTTGCCTCTTCAGGTTGCTCAGGTTCGACTGCCTCTTCAGGCTGGTCAAGAGTTGCGTACTCTTCGTTTTCGTCTTCTTCAGGACGCTCGATTATCTTTGCCATATTGTACTCCGTGCTAAACTAGCATTATGGAATTAATTATTTACGTGCGGCGTTCTCATGATCTCTTGCCCACTTATCATCAGCATCAGGAAATCCTGAGCCTTTAAATTTCGTAGAGACCGGAGAAATTAACCTCACGGCTGTATGTCCACATTCATAACAAGTGGCTAGCTTATCCGAGGAGTCTACCCACTGTTCTTCTATGTGATTACATTCTGTACATTTGAAGTCAAACCGCATCATTGCGCTCGGACTCCAAAATAGATTCGTATGCTTCTTTTAAAGCGTTTTCAAAATTTGTTAAGCGAAATAACATACTACGTTCGCCTTGCACACGAGACAATGCCCGTTCATTCTCAATGTCTTCAATTCTGTAAGACTGAAGGGTTTCATTTAGTTCTTGTGTGAGTTGCTTCCAACCCGGTTGCAAGAACAAATCAAAGTACGTGTCGTAGTATTTTTCGTCTTCCTTAGTCAACACATTCTCCTTAATGGTGCGTTGTTTATATAACTATTCTAGCATAAATCGTGCCAAAAGTCAAGCCTAAGCTTTTGTTTTACTTTTAGCCTTACTAGATTGCTGTTCTAACGCCTCTATACGTTTTGTTATTTTATCGAGAATTTTATTAATCTCGACAAGTACGCTGTTTAGTTCTGCTTGGGTAATCATTGATTATTTTCCCTCATTTGTTTATCAACAATACGCTCGTCTGATCGTATCGCACGTTCTTTTAACAAAATCTCAGCTAGCTTCACTCGACGCTCAAATTCTTTTTCGTCTTGGTCACCCGGCTCAAGATTAGTAGTTAAGACTTTTAGACGGTCTGTCTCGTGGTCATACGGAACAAACTGCGTTTCTGTAACAAGCTTTCTAGCCCTTGCAATTGCTTCAGCAGACTGCGACTCGTAAACTTGCAACTGCGCCTGTTGTATACCCATCTGCAACTGTTGAGCTTGCGCAGACATTTCAGCTTGTTGCGGATCAGGCTCATTAGCTTTTTGTAGACCATTAATAATGTCTTCTCTATTAGACAGGTTCATGTTTTCTACAATAGACTCAATAAGCAACGGATACATTGGGCTGTCTGGCGACATAGTTTGCAGAAGCTGTACAAGCTGTGTAACTTCATACTCACGAGCAATAATGCCTAGTGAGCTAGATGCCACAAACTTATAATCTTGAACAGGATATGTTTCAGGATCAAATTGCATATAACGATAAGCGGCTTTTTGCACAAACGGTATCAAGAACGATTCTTGGAAGTTAATTAATGTACGCTTGTGTCGTTTAATAATAGCGCCTAACGACATACTAATTCCAGCGGCTGTCGAGTCTCCGTTTATACTGCCCGGAATCCCTGCCGCATCTATAGCACCGGTTGCCATTTGAACCATTGATTGCAACGCAGAAGCCTGATTAAAGGTGTTTGCATCAAGGTTACCAAATTTAAACGGCTGTAATATTTCTGCTGGATTACCGTTGGTCAAAATAGTTTTGCCCGGACGAATCTCCATACGAGTGCCTCTAGGAAGCCGTGAAGCGTCCACAGCAAGCATCGGATGAACCGTTAAGGCCAAGGCATCAATTCTGGCTCGTAGCTCCGTATCAAGCGCTTTCTGTGCGTTGTAACCCTTTTCACAAATACCTCGACCCCAGAAACGACCGGGAACTACGTCCCACGGGAACGCAACTACAGGCCGGTCTTTCATCATATATGGATTTTCTTCAACTTTAAGTAGCTGTCCTCCGTTAGCAATTACAACAATTGCCTCGATGTATTGAGTATTGGGCTTTTCCAGTTCGTCCATTTCATCTTCGTCTAAACCTTCTGAAACAGCCTCGACGTATAGATCGCTTGGAATTAAACCGTAGTATTTTGTAAGACGTACTTTGTCGTCGTCATACATTGTAATTTCTTTGTCGGCTTCTAAGTTTGTATCTGCGTATGTTGACTCTAATTCAACCTGACGATAAATACCAGCTTCGATGTCTTGCTCAACTAAATGCTTCGGAACAAACTCGTCAATAGCAACACCAAGTGCTTCATCTATGCTAGTAGCAACCGGATCTACCAAAAAGTTTTGAGGTAAAATCGGACGCAACTTAACGACATACCGATCTGTTTCCATCACCCCATACGACAGCATTGATCCATCCATGATAGGTTGCGTTGCAGGTTTCATGTCTAGTTTTTGTTCTAGCACAAGCTCGCCTATACCAGTGCCAAAAATTGCAGAGTTAAGAATACACTCAGCAACGGCTTTCCTGACTTGCGTTAGTTGAAAGTCTTCGTCTAGCTGTTGACGAATCGCCATAATATCAACAGGGTTTTCATCATGTAAGTCGTCACGTATATCAAACCACTTACCCCGGCCAAACGTAGCTTCTTCGACTTCGGCAACCGCAGACTCGACAGCTTGTTGTAGTGCAGGAGAAATAATGCGAGAGCGCTCTGAAGCTCTCATTGTATCTTGGCTGTCCCAGATTCCCCGCCACAGCCTGTAGTATTCATCAAACTTTGATTCGTAGTTTGCTTCAAAGTGATCACGCCATTGGTCACACTTGCCTATTACCCAATTCTCTAACCCCGTTAGAATTTCTGAGCGATTTTCGTAGTCCATCTTAATACCCTGCTATTGGATCTAAAAATTCAAAATCTTCTTCTTCGTAATCTACGTAGTAAGAAACCTTTGCTAACTGATCGACGTAGGCCAGTGCGTCAACCAAGTCATCATGGACTAGTGGATTTGGAAACTGAAACAGTTCATCCAAAAACTCAGGAGTCCAATCTCCTTCTTTCATTGCTATCTGACCATGCTCAAACCGACCCTGCAATGCCCAGACAATACGATCAGTCTTCTTTTTGTTTCCGTGCGTTAGTTCCTCAACACGAAAAAATTTTTGATTCGACTTCATCATATCTGTTAAGTAAGGCAAGACAGCATTTCGTAACGCACCTTTTTCTATGCCTACTGCAACTGGTTCATAAGCGGCTACAGCTTCAAATATTTTCCTAGCCGTCTTTTTTATATCCCAACGACCGTACACAATATCGGCTACATACCAACCGTTAGTATTTGCCTTTACAATAGCAATAGCTGTATTGTCAAGTCGCTTGGCTTTACCAGTTGCTTTTCCTGCAACATCCGCAAAACCTGCTAAGTCTACCGCAATATAATAATCGCCTTCGTCTGGCTCGTCATCAACAAACCGTACCCAATCTTCTTTGAAGATCTCAGAACCCAGAGCTTCAAAGCTTGCCATAAACTCTTGGCGAAACGCATACGACGACATTGACTTTTTAGCCGTATTAATTTCTTCTGCGTCTAGTAACGGGTTATCGTAAGATGTAAAATGCCACGATTTATACGTGGGATCATCCGATAGCTCACCGTACTTATACAGTTCGTAAAAGTGATTACGACCAAGCGGCGTACCAATAAACATTGCATCGCCTTTTTGGTCAGCCAATGCAGGCCTCAGTACGGTTTCCCAGACACTAGGCTTCATATCCGCATATTCGTCTAGAACCAAAAACTTCAGGCTTACACCTCGCATAGTCTCCGGTCTGTCTGCGCCTTTTAATGATATGGTCGCACCGTTAATTAATTTAATTTGCATGTTGTTAACGTGGCTTGACGCAACAACAGGATTCCCTAGCTCCAGTAGGGTATTCCACATAATGTCTCGTGCCTGCCCCTGTGTAGGAGCAACATAAAACACATGGCCTCGCTCAGTTTGCAAAGCGTTAATAATTAGCATCCATGCCGCTAATCGAGACTTACCAGTTCGTCGGCCTGCGGCAACAATCTTAAATCGTACCGGACTATCGAATACCTCTTGTTGCCACGGAAGCAACTCTACTTTGAGTTCAGTCAAGCAGTGGATTCTCTAGCATTTTATTACGCATATCCATCTCATCTAAGAACGGATACACTAGCTCACCTTGCTCATCCACCGGGACAACATCAGATTCCGCACCAGCCTGTGGTATCTCAAGCCCAAGCGGAGCTAAAAAATCGATGATGTCGCCGGGTGTGTAGTCATCGAGGTCAATGCCGCCTGCTAAGGTTTCATCAGACAACCCCAATGCCGACAGCCCCGCTCCAAGAATCATACCGGCTTTACCAAATATTTTAATCTTGTCATACACCGGATGGATTTTTCCACGGACATTGATTTCGCCAACCTTCTTGCCTAATTCGATTTCACCTTTGTACTTAGTAGGTCGTAGCCGAGGCTCACTGGTTTTATCAGGATAGCGTGTCATCTCTACGCCTTCGGGATACTCAGCCTGTAGTGCATAGTGATGCTTAGAGCTTTTATCAACCGAGACTACAGGAAACTTAGGATCTTCTAATGTAGTTAAGCCTTTTGGAGCTTTCTCCCACTTCCAACCTGCCTCTTGCTTGAACAGGTTAGTCTTGACTTGACTTTTACCCTTGATACGCTTACCGGGCTGATCAGATTCTTTTGTTTCCTGCGACACAAGCATCTTTGCTTTCCCGTCAGGATCAATCTTAATCACAGCCTTACTAGGATACTGACCTGTAACGTCCTTCTTAGTTGGCCCCATCTCAACGTAACGACCACCGGGAGTGTATTCAAACTCGCTTAGAAAAGGCTTGTATGCTTTGTCTTGAGGATCTAACATGCGCTGTGGGGCAGGCATAATAGGTCTGCCTTCTTTGCTTAACTCGTCAAATAAACTCATGCGTTTCTCATCCATTCTACTAACTCAACAGAGCGGTTTCCTACTTGGTGATACCAACGAGAATCCTGTGCCTCGTCAGCGGCCTTACTCCAATTACCTTCATTAATCGCAGTGATCATTTTTTTAAACTGGCCTAATCTATTTCGGCCAAGATTAAACGCCATGTTTACTAACACACGCTTGATTTGATCTGGAAGGCTGTCAAAGTTTAAAAACAATGCTCGACAGTCTGACAACGCCGCATCACAGTCGTTTTTGAACCAATACAAAACCTCTTCCATTGAGACTTCATCACCGACCCCTAGATCTTCATCCTCTAATAACGCATGGCCGATACCTACAGTGGGTATGTTTTCGCTACACAAGTACACTGTGGTCTTACACCCCTCGTGTCTAGTCAGGTCTTCTTTAATCTGTACAAATAAGTCTTCAGTCATTTATCGGCTCTACATCTATAATGTCGTCATCATCGCTTATTTTAGCTCCGACTCCTGTGATTGTAATATTGACGCTATTTTTACCCTGAGACATTTTGTCTTTTTCAAAATAACTCACAGGTAGCATTCTATCCATTAATAATTTCCAAGCCGCCGCTTGATTTTTATGCTCGTCGTCTAAGGCCGCATTAAAGATTGCATCCATGACCTTTGTAGACTTCGGGCTAGCAAGCATCCTAGCTTTGTATTCATTTATAATAGCGGCATCGCCGGGAGGACGGCCTCTAACGCCTCTGTTGCCTTCTTTTTTCGCAACAACCTCGCCCTTTTTAGGCCTGCCTCTACCTCGTTTTTGTATTTCTGTCATGGAACTGTCCAGTTTTCTCCACAGGGTACTTAGTCTAACATAAAAACAGCGCAAAGTCAACTATTTTGGCATGATTGTTGCTTGTTAGACATCAGCGCAGTTTCTGTTTTAATATCAAAGACTTGATATATCATGTATTTAGCGTATTTTATCGCCTTTTAAGCGCATTTAAGTGCTTTTTTTTTCAATTTAGCCTTTTGCAAATCTGTGCAGGTACTATAATATAATTAAAGCTGTAAAGCCTCCCCCCGGTATAGGCGGTGCAGGCTGTGCAGAACCTGTGGACAAGCTGTGGATAACCTGTGCAGAAGCTGGTATAACCTGTGGATAACTTTGCAGTCTGCCTGTGGATAACTGTGCAGGCTGTGGATAAAACAGTGGATAGTTTTGCAGGCTAAAAAGTTATGCACAGGTTTCTGCACAGGCTAAAAAGCGCTGTCAGAGCGCCTAAAAAGACCGGCGCAGGCTATCAAGATCCAGAAAAGAGAGTGACGGTCTAGTACCTATTGAAGCCTTATAGACTGACCAGACACCACACACAAAACACCATAGCCTTAGACGCATTGTAAGCGTCTATAACAGCCTGGATTGGTATGGGGTAGTACTAGGGTATATGTTTTGGTCTAGCGTGGCGTGGTGGGCCTGAGAATCGCTGAGAGGTATCTGCTGCTTACCGTTTTTGACGACCGCACTACATAGGGCGCAGGCAAAAAAAAGGCCCGTAACAATGACGGGCCAATTCGGTCGGTATTAGGTGCTATCGAAACATCAATGTATAGACCAATACGCCAACCACTAGTAGTTCGATTAATTCAATCATTCAGTCTCCTATCAGTTCGGGATTCCGTACCACGAAATCACTATCAGAAGTTTTGGCCTGACCCTTAGCCCGTAGGCCAATAACAAGGCCTTTCGTGTCGTCTATGCGTATATCGTGCAGATCACCATCCACTACAGGACGGCCAAGGAACCGGGCAGGCAGACCACCAGAAAAGACGACCGCTAAATTGGTATCGGTTTTTAAGGCCTTTTCAACCGACCGGCGAAACAATCGAGCGCCAGAGTAGCTAAACGTTAGATGATAGTTCGGCGGTGTTTTGCCTAGTCGATCCGCTCGTTTGGTGTAGTCGTAATACATGATCTCTGGGTACGCTTGAGGTATACCGAACTGCTCCCAAGCAATATCAGACATCACGTTTAATCTGACGACCGGTTGCTTGTT